ATCAAGTGATGTACTTAAAACTTCAATCATTGAAATGCTTAAAGATGCATTTCGATATTTAGAATCTGAAGATTTAGATTTCATCAAAGAGCAAACGTTAGATTTTTGCAAAAATCAATGTATTAAGCGAGCTATCTTAGATTCAGTTGAATTACTAAATAAAGGTCAATACGATGCAATTAAGTCGACTATTGACATTGCTATGAAAGCTGGAGCTGATAAGGAAGTTGGTCATGAATATAACGAGTCAGTGCAAGATCGATATAAAGATAATGTTAGATCAACTATAGCAACTCCATGGCCTGTTATCAACGATTTATCAGACGGTGGATTTGGTAAAGGAGAACTTGTAGTATTCGTTGCTCCAGCAGGAATTGGAAAATCATGGGGACTCATCAATGTCGGCGCCCACGCTGTTAAACAAGGATTAAATGTAGTTCATTATACGTTAGAGTTAAATGAAGGATATGTAGGTCAGCGTTATGATGCTGTATTAACAGGTATTGCAAATCAAAATTTAAAGTTTAATTTAGATGAAGTTGAATCTACAGTGTCTAAATTAAAAGGTAATTTAGTAATCAAATACTATCCTACGAAAACAGCTTCATGTTCAACTATCAGAGCTCATATTGAAAAAATGATTCTTATAGGTAAAAAGCCTGACATTGTAATCGTTGACTATGCCGATTTATTACGAGGTGCAGTTTCTCGAAAAGAAATGAGACATGAATTAGAATCGATATATGAAGATCTTCGAGGCATTGCTGGTGAATATGAAGTTCCGTTATATACAGCTTCGCAAGCCAATAGATCAGCTCTGGAAATGGATGTTATTGAAGCAGATAAAATTTCTGAATCGTATTCAAAGATTATGATTGCAGATTTCGTATTATCGCTATCTAGAAAAGTTACTGATAAAATAGCAGGTACAGGTCGTTGGCATATTATTAAAAATCGATTTGGCCCTGACGGACTTACGTTACCTAGCAAAATGAATATGAGTAATGGGCAAATTCATATATATGAAGAAACGTCTGTCGAAGGTAAAGAAACTAAAACTTCAATGCAAACTGGTGAAGAGCTATTAAAGAAATCTTTATCTCAAAAATATAAAGAAATCCAGGGCAATACTTTTGGTTAGAGAATATTTATTAATCCGAAAGGGTCTTTAGTTAACATTTTAAAATTATTTTTATGGAAATTTCAAACAGAATACTTTCTGACATTACCGTTTACATGAAATACGCACGGTACATGCCAGATTTACAACGCAGAGAAAGTTGGAATGAATTGGTTACTCGAAACAAAAATATGCATTTGAAAAAGTATCCTCAGTTAGCAAATGAAATTGAGCATGCTTATACATATGTATATGATAAAAAAATTCTACCTTCAATGAGATCTTTACAATTTGGAGGTAAGCCAATTGAAATATCTCCTAACCGAATTTACAATTGCGCATATTTACCAATTGACGATTGGAGAGCTTTTGGTGAGACAATGTTTTTATTGCTAGGTGGTACTGGTGTCGGATATTCAGTACAAAAGCATCATGTTGAAAAATTACCTGAAATACGAAAACCAAATGCAAATAAACATAGAAGATTTTTAGTTGCAGATTCAATTGAAGGATGGGCTGATGCAGTTAAAATGTTAATGAAATCGTACTTTCAAGGTGGGTCGACAATCAACTTTGATTTTTCAGATATACGACCAAAAGGAGCGCAATTGATAACTTCAGGAGGTAAAGCACCTGGTCCAGCTCCGTTACGAGAATGTCTAGTAAAAATTCAAGGAATTTTAGAATCTAAACGAGACAATGATAAATTATCTCCTATTGAAGTACATGATATTGTATGTCATATTGCAGATGCAGTATTGGCTGGAGGTATTCGCAGAGCAGCTCTTATCTCACTATTCAGTGCAGATGACGATGACATGATTGCATGTAAATCTGGAAATTGGTGGGAAGGAAATGCGCAAAGAGGCAGAGCTAACAATTCAGCAGTATTGCTTCGAAATAAAATTACCAAAGACTTTTTCTTGAATTTATGGAAAAAGATAGAAGCGTCAGGAGCTGGTGAACCAGGTATTTATTTATCAAATGATAAAGATTGGGGAACCAATCCATGTTGTGAAATTGCGCTTCGTCCATTCCAATTCTGTAACTTATGTGAAGTAAATGTATCTGATATTGTATCGCAAGAAGATTTAAATGACAGAGTTCGCGCTGCTGCATTTGTAGGAACGCTTCAGGCAGGATATACAGATTTTCATTATCTTCGTCCTATTTGGAAACGCACTACCGAAAAAGATGCATTAATTGGAGTAGGTATGACAGGTATTGGATCAGGTAAAGCTCAACAATATGACTTGCGTCAAGCTGCAAAGCTAGCTGTTGAAGAAAATGCTCGAGTTGCAGAGTTAATTGGAATTAACCAATCAGCTCGTTGCACGACTATTAAACCTTCAGGTACATCTTCTTTAGTATTAGGTACGTCATCAGGTATACATGCCTGGCACAATGATTATTATATTCGTCGAATTCGAGTAGGTAAGAATGAATCGATATATACATATCTATTAGAAAATCATCCTGAGCTCGTTGAAGATGAATATTTCAGACCACATGATACTGCAGTAATTTCTGTACCACAAAAAGCTCCAGAAGGGTCGATTTTAAGACATGAATCTGCATTGGAATTGTTAGAACGAGTAAAGCATTTCAACAGAGAATGGGTAAAGACAGGTCATAATAATGGACAAAATACTCATAACATTTCAGCTACTGTATCAATCAAGCCTGAAGAATGGGAAATGGTTGGTGAATGGATGTGGGAGAACCGTAAATTTTATAACGGATTATCAGTATTACCTTATAATGGAGGAAGTTATACGCAAGCTCCTTTTGAAGACTGTACAGCCGATGTATATGAAGATATGATGTCGTCTTTACATAATATCGATTTAAATAATGTACATGAAATTACAGATAATACCGATTTATCTGGCGAAATTGCATGTGGAGCTGATGGATGTGTAATTGTATGATAAATTCAAAAGATTGGATCTTTCAACAGTATGTTCAGGAACTATCTAAAAAGTCCGAAAGGAATTCTTTGAACTATTATATGGAAAACGGACGGTTGGTCATGACCGAGCAGCATCACATTAATCGAGGTAGCTGTTGCGGCTCTGGCTGCCGTCACTGTCCATATAGTCCTAAACATACAAAAGGAAATTCGCAACTTCAAGATATTTATTTGAAAGAAAAGAATGAAATTTGAAGTACGAGGATATTATCACCCAACCGAGGCTTTTGCGACTATACCTGAATGGGAAGCCGTTGCGAAACAATTTTTAGAATTGCAAAAGAATGGATACGACACTCGCGGTGGAAAAATAGATGCAAATACCAAATTGGTATCGCTAATTAATCGTTGGTTCAAATATCAATTGTATGTAGAAACGCAACGATATGATCTGCTTACTCAAAAGAATGTTTTAGATTTCATTGAAGATTTTGTAAACCATCGAGTATGGCAACTTCGTAATGAATTTAAAGAGTACTTTCGAGAAGATGGTGGAGAGTCATTTATCAATGACATTCGAATTGCATTCTTTTATTCTCGCGGCGACATGGAACCGTTTGTATTGTTAGATGATGAATTTACAGATGATGTATATGATACCAATAATCATATAGTAACGACATTACATTGGACTTCAGAGCAAGGATTGAAAAATTTACAAGATTCTATTGACAATGGAGGTACGTATGCCATATCTACATTTACTAAACAATATAAAAAGTTTTTCCGACCTGAATCCAATTATTTAGTAAAGATTCGTGGAAAGTTAATTGCCGCGTTTAAATCTGACGTAAAATCAATTGTTACGGACACAGGAGATCGCGCGGCGAATATGTATCGGTTAGGTCATCCTGAAGGAGAGCCGAATTTATGTCAATCGACTTCATTATGCTCGGATTCAGATAAATCTACATATTTATGGAATGAAATAATTGTTCGTCCTGTTGAAATTTTAAGTTATTCTAAAATAGTATCGTATTAATGTATGTCTTATATCAAAATAGATTTTTGGATCATCGATGACGATTATTATGAAGGTCGCATTAAAAATCGTCGAGGTCGAATTAAAACAGCCGATGCAAGAGAATTAGGTGAATTAATATACAAATTATTTTTGTTATATTAACTTATTTTTCATATATTTGCGTTATTAAATTTTAAACTTTATGAATATATTATATTTCAGTGCAACCTGGTGCGGTCCGTGTAAAGCTATCAAACCTAAATTTGAAAAGTTTGTAGAACAAATGGGCGATAGAGTTAGTGTTGCGCATATTGACGTAGACTCAGATCCTAGAACTTCTTTGTATAGCGTTCGTTCCGTACCTACTTTCGTCTTTTTGAAAGATGGAAAGGAAGTTGAGCGAGTTGTAGGAGGAAATGCTTCAATGGATAAATTTGTTAAAATTGTAGAAAATTATGAAACTCAAGATTAAACGACTGCACCCAGATGCTGTGCTACCTTCATATGCCAAACCAGGCGATGCTGGATTAGATTTAACGGCTACTTCTTTAAGTATATCTGAAGATGGATTGTATGTAGAATATGGAACTGGTATTGCCGTTGAAATTCCAGAAGGGCATGTAGGTTTGATTTTTCCTAGGTCGTCAATATCTAAAACTTCTATGATTTTATCAAATCATGTAGGAGTTATCGATTCAGGATATCGTGGAGAAATTCGTTTTCGATTTAAAGATTTAGAGCTAGATACCAGGGAATTTGAATCGGATATATTGAATCGAGTACAGGAACTTCGAAATCATAAAAATTTAAACAAATTAACTGGACCTAAAGACAATGTCGTTTGGGTCGCGTCAGATACTTCCTATTTAATTGGCGATAAAATTGGCCAGTTAATTGTAATTCCATATCCTCAAATTGAAATTGAAGAAGTAGATGAATTAACTGAAACAGAACGAGGCGAAGGTGGATTTGGATCTACAGGTAATTAACAATTAATATATTTATTTAAAATGATTGATATTGATTCTATACTATTAGAATGGAGCGTTAGATGTGAAAAAGGATATCCTGACATCAACAATTCAGCCGATTGGCAAATTTTAAATGAAATAATGGCAGAGAAAAATTATTCATTATCTGAAATAATTTCATCACCTGAATCTAACCATTTAGTTAATGAAGATGACGCACGTATACCGGGCGAATTAAATAATTTTTATAATGCACTTCCAGAAGAGAAGCGACCCGAGTTTGTCGAGTTTATAGAGAATATGCCTAAAAACTTATTAAACTCATTTAAACAAGGGTTTAACAAACTAACGCCAGACGAAATAACAAAAGCGGTAAAAGCATTTAAAAGTTTAGACTCTGTTGAAAATTTAAATAATCAAAACTACAAAGAATATCAGTTTATATGGGATATTTTTGTACCTCAAGCGATTGGCAACGGCGAATTGTATATTTCATTTATGGTTAAAAATGCAGTAGTGCAAGGGTCATCCGAATCATTTGACATTGACGATAACGGAAAACGATATGAAGTTAAATCATTAGATGTGCTTGAAACTGAATCAGGCAAAACTAAGATAGGCGTTATACGTCCAGGAACAGAAGGTAAAGTTGATAGACATTCATATTTTACTAATCCATTAACTTCATTAGCGTCGATTATTTATAACTTGCAAGATGAAAGTTTAAAATCTAGTATATTAGCGTTAGGAGACCCTGATAAAATGGAAACTATATTAGATATTATTAACAAGACTTCAGTAGTAAGACCTAAGGCTGGTGAGTTAATTTCTGAAAATCCAGGAAATGTAGCTACAACGTTACTTAATGGTTTATACAAAGCTGCAGTCGAATTAAACAAAGAAAGTAAAGACGCGTTACGAAAAGACATTACTACGTCTCGAATTAGTATAAACAGTGCTACTACAAAGGCTACTTATTGGGTTACTGATCAAGAAATTAAAGATATAATAGCGTCTTCTGAATCTGGCAAGCCGGTAAGTATTAAAGTTGGAGTTGCTGTTAATGACGAAACAAAAGATGCAAAATCTTTGTTAGTTGATTTATTTAATCATCCATTTGTCAAAAATCCTGACCTGTTTATCGAAGGTTTAAATAAAATTAAAGAAACATTTATTACTAATAAAGATGGATTAGTATATTTTCTTCAAGGTAAAACTCTTATGTCTAAAGACATGTCTGAATTTGCAACTGTCGAGTCTTCTATGGGCGGGTATCGATTTGGATTAAAAACGAAATATAAGAAATATGAAATTGTTACAAAACAAACGTAATTGAAAAATTTGGTTCTTTAAAATTTTCTTCTTATATTTATTAAATAATTTGTTTATTAGCAAATTAATTCATATATTTAATTAAAATAAAAAGTTATGCCACCTGAAACAAAGAAACGCACTACAAGAACAGCTCGATCAAAAAACAATAACATTGCTACGTTTGTCGACGCAGTAACGCCTGAGCCTAAGTTAGTAACTGAAAATTTTATTGATATAGTTAAATTAACTACTTATCTTAAAACTGCTAAAGATGCTGAAAAGCAATTAGTAGAACATTTAGTTGATATCGTTCTATCTTGCAATAAACAAGAAGAATTTTTATCTACTGGAGAGCGAATTGCATTTAATACTTTGCGTAAATTGCAAATTTTATATTAATATGAGCACGTTTCAATCGACTAAATTATTTGACGGATATTCGACATGTTTTCGGCAATGGAAGGCAGTGCGTACGCACTGTAAATATCTACATGGATATGCTGTATCGTTTCGAGTATGGTTTGAAGGTGAATTAGATGAACGCAACTGGGTATGGGATTTCGGTGGTATGAAACGATCTAAAACTACCATCTTAGGTATGTCACCAAAAGACTACTTTGCTTGGTTGTTAGATCATACAACTATTGTAGCTGAAGACGATCCATACTTGCCACAATTTAAACAAATGGATAAAGATGGCGTAATTCAACTACGAATACTACCAGCAACTGGCTGTGAGAGATTTGCAGAGTTTTTATTTGAAATAATCAACACATTCCTTAAAGAAGAAACCAATGGTAGAGTAAGAGCTACTAAAGTGGAAGTTTATGAACATGAGCGAAACTCGGCTAGTTATACTGAATAATAATTACTATATGAAACCAATTGAACAAGACACTCTTTCAGAAAAGCTACAGGCTTTATCAAAAAATATGATAGACTCTATTAATGAATCTACATACGTATCGCTGTATGAATATTTAGGAGAATCGACTAAAGGATCAGATATAGCTCGGTTAGTTACGGCTACAGCAGTAAAATTTGGAATTAAAATCAAGCATCGTTTACTTCCAGAACAAAGACGCACTTCAGATTTTAGTTCAGTGCAAATTTATCCTATAGAATTTTTAGATATCGTTTTTGAAAGAACATCTGAAACTAATAACATTGCCACGAAATACGACTTAAAAGTTCTTGATCAAAGAATTCTTGAATTGGAAAGGCGAGTTATATATTTAGAGTCATGTATGTCTAAAGTTGAATTTAACAAGCAAGAAAATTCATTGACTATCAGTACTCGAAAAATTGATGATTACGATGACTTACCATTTTAATATTAAAAATACAAATAAATGAATACAAATAAATTATTAATCTCCTCTGATTTTTACTCGGTACAAGGAGAGGGGTTTACAACCGGAGTACCTTCATACTTCATACGTTTAGCCAATTGCAACTTAACTTGCGGTATGTCTCGCTTATTTACTAATAAGCTAATGAAAGAAAAGACTTTACAAAATGGTGAAATATTTGAAGGCGATTTAGTTAAGGAAGGTAAAGCAACTTGGACTTGCGATTCTACATCTCAATGGTTATTCAGGGGTGAACCTAAAGACTTTCAATATATTATTGATCGTTGGAAAGAGCAAGGCATCTATGAAGACATTAGATCTGGGTTAATTCATATTATTTGGACTGGCGGTGAACCTACAATTAAAGGTCATCAAAAAGCTATTGTAGAATTTAGCAATTACTGGAATGCNTATGACTTTCAAAATGAACATCAAGGAGTCGGNGCATATTATGAAATTGAAACTAACGGTACAATTTACATTGACGATGCTTTATTTAATGATTTAGATCAAATCAATTGCTCACCAAAGCTATCTAACTCAGGTATGACTGAGAAACAACGTATTGTTCCTGCTGCTATCAAGCGTATTATGGATCATTCAAATTATCAATTTAAGTTTGTCATTTCAAATGAAGAAGACATTGAAGAAATGTTCAGAGACTTTATTAATCCATTTAACATACCATTACAACGAGTATGCTGTATGCCAGGAATGGATGAACAAGATCAATTCCATGAAAGAACTCAGTGGGTACTTGAAATGGCAAAGAAATATAAATTTGTAGGATTAACTCGATTGCACATTTCTGCTTGGGATAAAACTTTAGATGTATAAACAATTAAATCAATAAATTATGAAACAATTCAAACCAATTGGTGATAGAGTTCTTGTACAAGAATTTGAAGTAGAACAAGATAAAAAAACTGCAAGTGGTATTATTATTCCATCAACCGCTGCTGCAGAAGACATTAAAATGGGAAAGGTAGTTGCTGTCGGACCTGGATTATATACTCAAAATGGAGTATTGATTCCAATGACAGTTACGGTTGGTGATGAAGTAGCACTGCCTCCATATTCACAAGCTCAGGAAGTAAAAGTAGGCGATGAAACGTATACTTTATACAGAGAATCAGAGCTGTTAGGAACTTTTCACGAAACAAACGATTAATATATGAATAAAATTTTAGAATTTGCAAATAGGTCTATTCCTAGAACTGCAGAAGAAAAAAAGCAAATGATTGAAGAAGCTGCTATACATTATGGCCATTACATGACTGCTTTAGGAATTGATTGGAAAAATGATCCAAATTCTTCAGATACTCCAATACGAGTGGCCAAAGCTTTTGTAAATGATTTAGCTGAAGGTTGTTATTCAGAACCTCCGAAAATTACTGCATTTGACAATTTAGACAATTACGATGGCGTTGTATTTCAAGGTAACATTGATATGAAGTCTTTTTGTTCACATCATCACTTGCCGTTTATTGGAAAAGCACATGTAGCTTACATTCCGTCGAAAAATGGTAAAGTTATTGGATTATCTAAATTGAATCGCATTGTAGAGTATTTTGCACGAAGACCTCAGGTTCAAGAAAATTTAACTACTCAAATACATAACTACATCAATGAAGTTTGTATTGCAAATCAAGGTGTTGCTGTTATGGTAGAAGCCAATCACATGTGTGCATGTGTTCGTGGCGTGAAGCACGATTCTACTATGATGACTTCGAAAATGTCAGGAGCATTTATGAACGATCCTGCAGCTAGAAATGAATTTTATCGATTTGTAGATAAATTAAAATAATATGTCTAAGAGAATAGCATTTCTAATAAATCGAATGAACTTCCGCCCTTCATCAGGGCACGGGATATTTATGAAAGGTGCGGTTGAGACGTTATTAAAACATGGTCATTTTATTGATATTGTATGCGATGGAGAACCTGAAGAAAATTTTTTGTCAGAGCATTCAATAAATGTATATTCTCCAAATGTAAAAGATCGATTAGGTTATACAAAACATAATTATCTGTTTCAATTTGAAGATTCATTTAACTATGAAAAGGCAATTAATTTTCGCGCAGCATTAACAAAAGCCCTTTCAAATCATTTGTACGATTTAATTATTTGCAATGATTTAGAATCTGCATTTGTATGTTATCAAATGGGACTTTCAGATTTAATGAAAGTTACTTCTTACGCACATGAATGCGCTTCAATCAATCCTGAACTTAAATCAGGTGTATTCAAACCTGTATATTACAATTTGATTGAAAAACAAATGACATGGCCAGAATTAACGACCTTAGTTCAAACGAGTCAAAACAAAGAAAAGTTAGAGACTGTTATTGGCTCTGATCATAATTTGCGAGTTCAGTTATATCCATTGACAGATTCTCAAAATTTACATATTTCAGATCGAGAAGGCATTTTGTATATTGGCAGACATGAAGATCGTAAAAATCCTTCAGAATTTATTAAACTGTTAGCTGATATCAAATCAAAATATGGTGTTGAAGTCAAAGCTAATGTGTTAACTAGATCCGCGCATGTACAAAAATTCGAAGCCGATTTTCAATCAATTGGTCATACTAATTACGAAATTAAATCTGATGTTGTTGGAGAAGAAAAAGCTCGCATTATACAATCTTCTAAAGTTGCATTCATGCCGTATAAGAATGAATCTTTTGGTATTGCAGTATTAGAAGCGTTGCGATTCATGCCTACAATCGTTTTGAAAAAATTCGATTGGCATTACAATTTTCGTTCATTTAGCAATTACATTGTAGCTGATTCAAAGGAAGTAACAGATGTCGTTTGGAATGCATACAATTCATTTGAAATAGATGAAAATAAAGTCGAAGCAGAATTTGCAGAATATAATGCACAATATGAGTCTGCATTGTTAGGATTGTTAGAAGATTTACCTACAGTAATTTCTGAAGCAGAACCTCGAAATCGACTTTACAAACATCTTAAAAGTTGTCAAGGAAAATGGGTTTCATTAACCAACTATTTTTCTACTTACAATGATAAAGGTGTAATATATTTGACCAGTGATATTGAAACCATGTACGTGATTAGAAATTGGTGTACGGTAATGCATACCAATCAAGAAACGTTTCTTGGCATTCCTGACGAATCAGGAAATTTAGTTTTAGAAAATGCGAATGTTGAGCATTCGGTTTCTTTGTTTTTTGAATAAATTTTCATATATTAAATCAAAATAAAATAGTTTATGAGCAAAATAATTTACATTCCTTTAGAGGAACTTGAGGCTAGATATACTGGCATGATGAACGATGCAATTCGCCCATGGGTAGAAGTTGAATTGTATCCTGAAATTGAAATTGATACTCAAATTAAACGAGGTCAATTTTTAGATATCGTTAACACTTGCAAATTTAAGTCAGCACAGCTTCAAATGATTGCTGAAATGTTTGACAATGGCGATGTAAAAAATGGTGATGTATTTTTAGTAGGTGATATATTCTTTCCAGGTATTGAATCTATTAAATATATGGCCGAATTNCAAAATATTAATGTAAGCGTATATGGCATAAATTATGCTGGNCGAGCTGATGAAACAGATTTTGTACAACAATTGTCTAGTTGGGCTGATGCGTCTGAATTAGGATATCATTTGATTTGCGATGGNATTTTTGTTGGCAGTCGCGATCACAAGTCAAATGTAGTTAGTTATTTCGGATTGAATTCTGAAACAGTACACGTGACTGGACTTATCTGGGACGTAAATTATGTAAATGAGTTCAAGCGCGAAATTGGAGAAGTAACCAAAGAAGATTTTATTATTTGGCCACATAGATGGACAGAAGAAAAAGGTATTGACGATCTTAAACGATTTGCAAAAATGACTGATAAGCGAATTGTCGTAACCAGCTCTGGTCCAGCAAAAGATTTAGGTAAATTGCCTCGTAATATTGAATATCGACCTAATTTAACTAAAAAAGAATATTATACGTTAATGGCTAAAGCTCGTTGGTATTTATCGACTGCATATCAAGAAACTTTCGGATATACTATTCAAGAAGCTATTGTATTTGGATGTAACATTTTAGTTCCAAATCGAGCATGTTGTCCGGAAATGGTACCAGGCAAATGCGTTTATTATAGTTTGTCTGATGTAGATAAACTGTTCAGTGAGCAAGATTTAACAGTTCCAATGGAATATACTTTACGGTGGCATGGTAATATTCAATCTATGTTGAACATCATTAGATCTGAAAATTAATTATGGCATATCAGAACATTTCATATCAAAAAAATAAAAATTTAATTCATGTTTGGGACGATAAAAAAGGGCATTTACAATTTCCATTTAAGAAATATGCTTACAAACGAAGTTCAAATGGCCGACAAGTTGCGTTAGATGGAACTAGAGTTGATAAAGTTACTGAATGGGACGAAGCTGATATTCAGCGCGGATTAATTTACGAATCAGACATTAATCCTGAAACGAGAACTTTAATTGATTTATATTACGAGTCAGATGACGCTTCTGTAGGTCATAGAGAATTGTTTTTTGACATTGAAGTTTCAACTGAAGGAGGATTTTCTTCAGCAGAAGAAGCTTGGCAACCTTTAACTTCAATAGCATTTTACGACAAAGCTGGCGATCAAAAAGTTGTAATTATTGTTGATAAAGAACAGCTACTGTCGAGTCAAAGTAAAGAAGGTGTAATATTAGAATCAGTACAAACAGAATTCGAGCTAATATCGACATTTCTTCGTTATTATTTAGAAATACGACCGACAATATTGACGGGCTGGAATATCGATTATTATGACGTTCCATATTTATACAACCGAATTAAGAAGGTAGCGGGTGAGCAATATGCCAATTCGCTATCGCCTATCAATGAAGTTTTATATTTAAAACATAGACAGCGATATCGTATACAAGGAGTATCTTGTTTAGATTACATGGCTCTGTATAAACTGTTTACATATTCTGAAGAAGTTTCATATTCTCTTGAAGCGATTAGTCAGAAAGAGCTAGGACGTGGTAAGGTTCAATATGAAGGCACTTTAGATCATTTGTATAAGACAGATCCAGAAAAGTTTATTGAATATAACTTAACAGACGTAGAGTTAGTTTCGTCTTTAGATGAAAAACTTAAATTTCTTACGCTGGCTCGAAGTATTTGTCATAAAGGTCATGTTCCATATGAAGACGTATATTTTACTACTAGATATTTAGATGGTGCATGTGTTACGTATATGAAACGATTGGGCATTGTAGCCCCTAATCGAAAGCTTCGAGATTATTCTCAGACTTCAGAAGAAGAAGCCGCTTCAAATGAATTTGCTGGTGCATTTGTAAAAGATCCAATTCCAGGTGTATATGAATGGGTATTCGACGAAGACTTAGCTTCGCTATATCCTTCAATTATTCGTTCACTTAACATATCTCCTGAAACGAAAATTGGAAGAATTGAAAACTGGGATGATGTAAAAAATGATTTTTGGACAGATGGATATTCCAGTACAAAATGTAAACTTAAATCAGGATCAAAACATGAATTAATTCCAGTAATGGAATTTCGTCAATGGCTACTCGATAACAAGTATACAGTATCCATGATAGGAGTTGTATATGATAATTCTAAACCAGGATTAATTCCTTCTATATTAGAGACGTGGATGAATGAGCGTGAAGAAAATCGAGCATTGGCAAAGAAATATGGTAAGGAAGGTAATAAGGAATTAGCAGAATTCTTTGATTCTAGACAACATACGAATAAGATTGTTAATAACTCTTTATACGGAGCGTTAGGAGCTCCTGGATTTAGATTTCATGATTTAGATAATGCAGAGTCGATTACGCTTTCAGGTCAGGCAGTAACCAAACATGCCATGCATAAAGGTAATGAATGGTTTAGTAAACAAACTGGAGTAGAAAAAGATTATGTAATTTACGTTGACACTGACTCTAATTATTATTCAGCTAAACCAATTATTGAATTAATGGAGTCGAAACTGAATAAAGAATTAACGTATAACGAAAAAATTGACATAACTTATAAAACGTCTCAAATTGTAGAAAAATACATTAACGATTCATGGTCCGCATTTGCTAAACATTATATGAATTCTGATGTACATTTCTTTAATATTAAACAAGAGTATGTAGCTGAATCAGGCCTTTGGATCGCAAAAAAGAGATACGCTCAGAAAATTATTTCTGAAAAAGGTGTATTAATATCTGAACTAACGAATGGAGCTAAACAATGGAAATTAGATGTGAAAGGAATGGATGTAATTCGATCGAACTTTCCAAAAGCTTTTCGAGAGTTTATGTCCGAAATATTAATTGATATTCTAAATGTAGCAGATAAAAGTGTTGTAGATACTAAAGTTATTAACTTTCGTGAAGATATAAAAACAAAAGAATTGTTAGATATTATGTTCCCAATTGGAGTTAAGGAAGTATCTAAATGGAAAGTTAAAAAGTCGGAAGGTCAAATATTTGGAAGCAGAATGAAAGGATGTCCAGTTCATGTAAAAAGTGCACTTAACTATAATGATTTAGTTGAATATTACAAGGATAAGTCTGTACAGTTAATAAGTGATGGTGAAAAAATTAAATGGACATATCTTAGATCAAATACATATGGATTAGATACTTGCGCACTTAAAGGATTTGAAGATCCGGTACAAATTGTACAATTCATTGAAGAGCATATCGATTACGATAAAATCTTTAGTTCAGCTCTAGAAAATAAACTATCTGACTTTTATAATGCATTAGGATGGGGTACAGTTCCGAAAAATGATAATTTAAGTAACTTTTTTGAATTTTAAATATGAAAACTAAAACTACAATAATTGTTAAGCTGTCTGTAGATGGCATGCACAACTTTCCAGCAGCTGCTGAATTATTTCCTGAAGTTGCGTTTCTGGCAGACAGGCATCGACACATGTTTCATTTTACTGTAGCTAAGGAAGTATTTCATGATGATCGAGATGTTGAATTTATTATGTTCAAACGAGACATTTTAAATTATTTGTCTGATCAATATTCTGATAACTACCGACGAACATTGGAATTTGGTCCTAAATCTTGCGAAATGTTAGCGCGCGAAATACTACAACGATTTGATTGTNATTGGGTTGAAGTTTGGGAAGATCAAGAAAATGGCGCGCGTGTAGAAAAATTGTCATAAATTATGAAACGAATAGCAGTTGTTACTGATCGATTAATTAGCGACTATGATATGACTTGGCAAGATCATGTTGCGTCGATGATTCATGGTTATGTCGATTCACATGACTTAACTACAATGTATCAAATTGATGAATATGATAATATCGAATCGTTGCGAGAAGAAATTCTAACCAAGAAATTTTCTGATGGNGATAAAGTAATATTTACAAATGCGTGGGCCGGTCAATGTATTTTTGTAAAGCATTGGGCGGAGATAGCAAAAGTTCGTTTAAATCTTATTGGCATGTGGTCTCGATTCAGCAGTTTAAATGAAGATGCTGAATTTAAATCTAGAATTAATCATGATAATAGTTCCAAGCGCGGAAAATATACTAAACGAGGCTGGAGAAGCTTTCATGAATATTCTATACATAGAACACTAACAAAAAGTCTTTTCATGAAGCAGGAGCATTTAGATATATTCAGTGAATATATAGCTCGCGAAAGACAAGTTAAAAAGTTAGTACGTTGTAATTTTCCATTGGAATATTTAGATATTGAATTAACTGGATATTTAGATACATACTACCCTCAACGAACTATATTCTTTCCTTATTCAGAATATAGTGCATTTCAAGAAAGAATTTTGTATGACATGCTTCGCAGCTTACCTGATATACAAATTGTATTCAGTCGCGAAAAGACTCCATGGCTCAAGCATCAAAGAGATATGTATCTTACAAAAGCTAAAGTAGCGTATATACCATATTCATCGCCACCTACCGTAGCTAAAGAAATTTACGAATGTCTTTTGTTAAATACCATACCTCTTGTACCTGATTTCGAAGAATTTGAAAATATACTTCCTAAAGAGTTTCAATATCCAAAAAAATGGACTAAGAATGTATTTAGCTATTCCGCTCATGGCCATGAGTTTGTGCAAAAGCTAGAAGAATTAGTAGACAATTACGAATCGTATTTAGATTTAATTGAATCTACAAAAGAAACTTTACGTAAAAATTATTACAATTCAGATAATTTTATGGAACAAATATTTGATGTTCAGTAAATTTTTTCATATATTATATAACAATTAAACGAAGATTATGTACACTAAAACAAAAAAGATGCTATGCGATGCTATGATAGCAAAGTACACTGCATTAATTAAAGATGCTGAAGCTCGATTGCACATTTACATGCATGCGGCTGTAGGTATCGGTGAGCATCCACAAATTACTGAAGAAATTGATAATTTAATCGGTCAGTTAGTTGAAGCTCAAGATCGATTGGAAGCAGCTTATAAGCTACGTCAAGATGCTGATTACATTGAAACAGATATTAATAATAATACAATTTAATTATGAATGAAGAAAAGAAAATTGTATACTTTCCTTCTCTTTCAAGTGGAGCATATGCCGGCCCCGTTTCTAAGGATAAGGAAGTAGCTCCTGGCATCCCGTATCGATTTTGGGACGAGCGAACTCCTGAAGAATGGCAGCATAAGTTCTTTTTAATTACTGCAGGTCACTTTTACAAAAAAATGACTGTGCGAAATGATTGGGGCTTGAACAATGGTTCGTTAGTATTCGGAGACTCAGGTGGATATCAAATTGCCACTGGAGCTTTAAAATGGGACTTGGCTTTGCGTGATCAAATATTTGAATGGTTAGAAGCTAATTCAGATATTGCTGCAAATATTGATATTCCGCCTCGAGTAATGTATGAAGGTAGGTTTCAAGATGCTTTGGATATGTCTTTGGATAATTTCAAATACTTTGAAAAGAAGCAGACAGGTAAAACTAAATTTTTAAATGTCGTGCAAGGATCGAATCCATTGGAATTTAAACAATGGTATTCGACAGTTAAAGATATGGAATTCGGCGGATGGAGTATTGGATCATCTAGACGATTGGTAGATTTCATGTACATTCTTTCGTTGATGATTAAAGAGAAGGAATTTCTTAAGCCACACAATACTTGGATTCACTTACTAGGTATTTCAAAAGTATCTGATTTCTTTGTATTAGCACAAATACAAAAAATGATGAACAAGTATACTGGTAATCGAATTACTATTTCAACAGACAGTTCATCGCCAGGACAATATCCTATTTTTGGTCAAATGGTATGGTCGCCGAATTGGAAAGATCAAGTATTCAACATGTTGTATTTTCCGAAAGACGGATCGAATATTCCTTATCCTGAATCAGGTCACGTTCCGTCATTAATTAATCATCCTGGAGTTCCTTATTTAACTTGGGACATGGTTAAGAATTACGGTACAGAAGCTTCAATTCGAATGACGTATCATAATTTGCATATGTATGTATATACAAATAATCACGTTTGGAATTTAGTTAATACCTGTCCTATAGATGTATTGGCAGAATTAATTCCTAACGATTTAGTTCAAGTGCTTAAGTCGATAGAAGAAATGTTCAATTCTCCAGACCCGACTACAGTATATGAACGATATCGTCCATTTTATGTAAATTATGGCGGTGAAAATGTTAGCAACATTTCAAAAGAAGTAATTGGTAATTTTTTCGATACAATGCCAGTAAGCAATGCTGAATTTAAAAAAGAGCAGAAGCAATTAGCAAAAAAACAATCTAAATCTAAATAAATCAAAACATGGAAAAAAGTAAGTTAATTAACTTTATTAATCGTTATTATCTAGGCGGTAATACTGATACTGCTAAATTAGTTGTTGAAAACAATACATTATCAACTAAATTTATTAGCTCTGATCAAAATGTAATTGGCGATGTTACGCTGAAATCATTTGATTCTCCTGATGCAGAACTAGGTGTATATACAACTTCTCAACTTATTAAGTTGATGTCTGCTCTAGATGAAAATATCGATCTTTCTTATGGCGAAACTGGAGGGAAAGTATTTTCGCTAAACATGTCAGATAAAGACACGAAAGTAACTTATATGTTAGCTGATTTAGCAGTAATTCGTCAAGCTCCTAATTTGAAACAGTTACCTCCTTTTGAAGTTAAAATTCAATTGAATAAAGACTTTGCGGGTAATTTTAAAAAAGCGGCCAATGCATTGGATTCAGATAATTTTGGAGTAACTAGCTCTGAAGGTGAAACTAAAATTATCATTAACTATTCCAATGTAAATACTAACAGAATTGTATTTAATACAGCTGCAACAGAATCTGCAGATATGGAAGTTGTTTGTTTTTCTGCTAAATTGTTGAAAGAAATTTTAAATGCAAACTCTGGCTTAGATGGAATGCTTGAGGTATCTTCTAAAGGATTAGCTCGAGTTACTTTTGAAAATGAAAATTATTCTGCAGCTTATTATCTTGTAAAATTAACCGTATCGTAATATGTTTGGAAACGAAGAACATACACTCTGGGTCGAACGTTACCGACCCGACACTTTAGATGGATATGTAGGAAATGAACACGTCGTTGAAAAAGTAAAAATTTATTTACAAAACGGCGACGTACCTCATCTCTTATTATATGGAACTGCAGGTACTGGTAAGACTACATTAGCAAAAATCATTTCTAACAATTTAGATTGTGATGTAATGTATATCAATGCTTCTGATGAAAATAATGTAGAAACTGTTAGAGAGAAAATTAAAAACTTTGCGTCTACAATTGGGTTTCGTCAGTGGAAGCTAATTATTTTAGATGAAGCTGATTATCTTACTCCGAATGCACAAGCTGCGTTGCGTAATTTAATGGAAACGTTTTCGAAAACGACTCGATTTGTGCTTACCTGCAACTATGTAGAAAAGATAATCGATCCTATACAATCTAGATGTCAGGTATTTGGTATTACTCCACCTTCTAAGAAAGACGTAGCGATTCGAGTAAGTAAAATTTTACAAGATGAGTCTGTTGCATTTACTCCTGAAGATTTAGTTACTATTATCAATTCAGGATATCCTGATATTCGAAGAATCTTAAATGCATGTCAGAGACAAGTAGTTAACGGTACATTAACTTTAGATAAAGCTGCTTTAATCGAAGCTAACTATATGGATAAGTTAGTTGAGTTGTTAGCTTCTAATCAAGATGCGAAAAGTAAATTTACATCTATTCGTCAGTTGTTAGCAGACTCGCAAGTTAAAGATTATACTTCGCTTTATCGATTTTTGTATGACAATTTAGATTCATACGCCACGGGTCATATTGGCCCTGTAATTTTAATCATAGCAGAAGCTCAGTATCAAGACTCCATGGTTGTAGATAAAGAAATTAATGTTATGTCAATGTTTGTTAAAATTTTAAATGAAATACTATGAACCCGACCGATCAAAACCTTAACTTAAATTTGGACATTAAACAAACTAGTCCTATCGTCTGTGAAAATGAAGAATGTGGTAATGACATGTTCATGCCTGCAATGAAATTTCGTAAAGCATCTAAATTGCTAACAGGTACTGCTAAAGACGCTATTGTACCTGTACAAGTATTTTTCTGCTCAGCATGTGGTCATATCAATAAAGAATTTGATTTCAATGTCGGATAAGAAAGCGACTATCTTCGATCATCTTTCGTTTATAACTGATAAAAAACGTCCATGGGATACTTTATCAGATGTAGATAAGAAAGCGTTTGTTCCATATCTAATTAACCGATGGTTGTCAATGAATTGGCAATTAGTTGAAATAGTTAATGAATTGCAAAAGTATACAATTGGGCAGCTTAGTCCTAAAGAAGTATATCAATTGTATTACGACTTTTTACCTAAACAACGTCAATTCAATAAGTATATCAAAGGTAAGAAAGATGGCAAATACAATGCTGAACTAATTGAGCTAATTGCAATGCACTTTCAAATTTCAGAAAAGGAAGCTTCTGAGTATATTGAATTGTATTTATTAACAGATAAAGACGCGTTGGTTTCAATTGTAAAAATGTATGGTAAATCAGATCAAGAAGTAAAAAAACTTCTGAAATAATTTGTACTGTTGGTATTTTATACTTATATTTAAGTATAAATTTAATACCAGCAGATATGAAGCGCGTAAAGATGATTGGATTTGCAACTAAGTTTTATACCCTTTGGGATGTAACTTACGAGACTTTATATGTCCAAGATAGTTATGGTAAACATCATACCAGTGGGGTTCGTCAGCATAACAATTACATCAAGAACATTTCAATGGATCGTGCAAAAGTTGAGGCAATGTATCCTAACGTATCCATTGATGAAAGTCTTAGAGGTGCAACCAGAAGCTTTTCAGTAGATCATAAAAAGGACCTACCTGTAGAGTATTTTTGGTTTGGTAAGTATAATGGTCAGCTTATTGAAGAGGTACTTAAGTCAGATCTCGAGTATTGTAAATGGGCAGCCAAAAATTGCTATAGCAAAGCCACTGTTGACTATATTGAGAATCACCCAATATACGTCGAGCATTTAGCACAAGAGCAGAGAGAGAAGGATGAGCTACTTAATTCAATTATCGATCTTACTCCTGGTGATAAGGTGAGCGTTACTTTTACAAGAAATGGTTACAATTACGATCCCGAAAGTGGTGAACATGGATGTTGGGTAAATGGATGGATCGGAGATATACCGTGTAAAGTTTATTTCGCAGATTGTAAGCCAGTGTATGGTATGTATCCTTATATTATGCCAGTTGTCAATGGCAAAGCACAAAGGGTCAAAAATAAGACTCTTGAAGTTGTTGTAGAATCAGCTTTGAAGCGGTCCTTAGACGAGTACAAAACATATGAGTATCGTGATGTCGAAGCTCAAGCAATTTATATAATCAAAACCAAGTAATGGCAGTTAGTCCTTTAGGTCAATTATTTCGATCATTAGCTCCTGAACGTATTGAAGGAGACGTAACAATATCATACAGTCAGTTTGCAATGTGGTCTTCATGTCCACAAAAATGGAAGCTTACATATGTCGATAAAAATAAAATATATCGACCTACTATACATACTGTATTCGGCACTTCTATGCACGAAACGCTGCAGTATTACATTCATACCATGTACACGAAATCTGTTAAAGAAGCTGATTCTTTAGATTTAATGGAATGTTTACAGGAACAGTTAACGCAAAATTACATGGTCGCTGTATCTGACAATAACGGAGAGCATTTTTCTACATCTAAAGAGCTTCAGGAATTTTATGAAGATGGTGTACAAATCTTAGATTGGTTTAAGAAGCATAGATCTTCTTATTTCAAGTCAAAAGGATATGAATTAATAGGTATTGAAATGCCTTTGTATGTGCAAGCCTCGGCATATAACGAAAAGGTAAAGATGAATGGATTTCTAGATATCGTTATACGCGATACTGAATTGGATCGAATTTTGATTATCGACATTAAAACTTCAACTCGAGGATGGAAAGCGAGGGACAAACAAGATAAAATAAAAACGTCTCAACTAGTTTTGTATAAATCGTATTACGCTAAACAATATGGATATGACGAAGAAAAAATTGACATCTTATATTTCATTGTTAAGCGCAAATTGATTGAAGGATTTATGTATCCACAAAAGCGCGCACAAGAATTTGTACCCGCTTCAGGAAAGCCGACTCGTAGAAAATTAGTATCTGAAGTTGAAAATTTTGTTAAAACTGTATTTGACGCTGAAGGTAATTATAAGACAGATGCTGTATATCCAGCCGTCGCTAATGCTGGAATGTCTAACTGTAGATATTGTGAGTTTCGAGATCGAGAAGATTTATGCCCAAAAGCCAATAGAATAAAATGATAAACAAATACTATATGACAAAAGCTCTTCAAGCTACTGAAGAGCCTGATAAAACTAAAATTGCTATTATAGGTTCTAGAACTTATGAAAATAAAAAGAAAATACGAGATATGATTTTCAGACTTAAACAAACGTTTGGAGATGAATTGGAAATTGTATCTGGCGGTTCGCCACATGGTGCTGATAGATATGCAAGGAAATTTGCTATCGAAATGGGCGTTAAATATAAAGAATTTAATCCAGCTCATACAGTTAAAAATTTATATTCAGCAATGCCTGACAGCTACTATTCTAAAACGTATCACGTTTCTCAATTGTTTCATAGGAATGAATTAATTGCAAAGTATTGTGATAAAATGGTTGCATTTCGAAGCGAAGGTAAGTCTTCAGGTACAGATCACGCTATCAAAATGGCAACAAAACATAATAAACCCGTTGTAATTGTTAATGAAAAAGCTCTCTAAATATCGTCGATATTTTTTATATCACGCCAAGTGGCAAGCATCTATCATCATATCATGGCCAGCAATTTGGTTCTTTAAAGATTATCTAGGATGGTCAACATTTACTACATCAGTTGCGTTTCAGTTCATTGGTGCAGTAATTTTTTGGTATATTGACCAATGGATTTTCAAGAAATAAGAATGGTTTTTGTAATTCTGCCATATTTATATTAAATTAAAAAGTTATGAAGAAAAAGAAAATTTTATTACTATCCGATGACTTAAGAATGCATT